CTGTGTTGTGGTTTGCTGTTTCTCCAGATGAGCAGATTGTTGTATATAGAGAGTTGTATGTTTCTAAAGTCCTTGCCACAGATTTGGCAGATATGATATTGGATTTAGAAGCTGATGATGGAAATATTAAGTATGGGGTTTTGGATAGCTCTCTTTGGCATAAACGTGGTGATACTGGTCCTTCTTTGGCTGAACAGATGATACAAAAAGGTTGCAGATTTAGACCTTCAGATAGAAGTAGAGGCAGTAGAGTATCAGGTAAAAATGAAATACATAGAAGATTACAAGTAGATGAGTTTACAGAAGAGCCAAGAATGGTATTTTTTAATACTTGTACAGAAATGATATCACAGTTACCTGCAATACCTTTAGATAAAAAGAATCCTGAAGATGTGGATACAAAAGCAGAAGACCACTTGTATGATGCTTTACGATATGGTATAATGTCAAGACCAAGATTTAGTATATTTGACTATGAGCCTATGGGTAGACCAAGAAGCAGTATGCCTGTAGCTGATGCAACATTTGGATATTAATATGGCAGAAGATGAATTAAACATAGAAGATGAAGCGATAGCTTTAGAAGATGCAGAGAATACAGAACAAACTGATATGGGTGTGTCTAGTATAGTAGACCATGTTGTAGCTAGTTTTAAAAAGTCAGAAGATTACAGATACGAAGATGAGCAAAGATGGATTAGAGCTTATAGAAACTACAGAGGTTTATATGGACCTGATGTTCAATTTACAGAAGCAGAAAAATCTAGAGTATTTATAAAGATTACAAAAACTAAAACTTTGGCTGCATATGGACAAATAGCAGATGTTTTATTTGCAGGAAATAAGTTTCCTATAAGTATAGAGCCAACAGAATTACCTGAAGGAGTAGCAAAAGATGTTTCTTTCGACCCTAAAGAACCTGAACAATTACGTAATAGAGAAGACGAAGGAGAGTTACAATCTCCTTATGGTTTCCCTGAAGATGGTAAAGAGTTACCTAAAGGAGCAACTGCAAAAAGTTTGGAAGAAAGGCTTGGTCCTCTGCAAGAAGTTTTGCAAGATGTTGAAAACTTGGAAGAAGGTGCTGGTAAAACTCCGACAGCGATAACCTTTAGTCCTGCCATGATTGCAGCAAAGGCTATGGAAAAACAAATTGTAGACCAACTGCAAGAGTCAAACGCTAATAAACATTTAAGAAGCACAGCTTTTGAAATGGCTTTATTTGGTACAGGAGTTATGAAAGGACCTTTTGCAATTGATAAAGAATATCCTAATTGGGGTGATGATGGTGAATATAGTCCTATATTTAAAACTATACCACAGGTTAATCATGTATCTGTGTGGAATTTTTATCCTGACCCTGATGCAACTAATATAGAACAGTCTCAATATGTTGTTGAAAGACACAAGATGTCTAGGACAGAGTTACGTGCTTTAAAACGTAGACCTTATTTTAGAGAGACAGTTATTGAAGAAGCCATAGCAGATGGTGAGAACTACGTTAAGAAATATTGGGAAGATGATTTAACTGATTATAATCACGAAAATTACATAAATAGATTTGAGGTTTTAGAATATTGGGGTATGATAGACGTTGATATGCTTATAGAGCAAAACGTAGATATACCAAAAGAACTTGAAGACTTTGAAGAGTTACAAGCAAATATATGGGTTTGCAATGGGAAGTTACTCAGAGCAGTGTTAAACCCATTCAAACCTGCCAAGATACCTTTCATGGCAGCACCATATGAACTTAATCCATATTCATTTTTTGGTGTAGGTTTAGCAGAGAATATGGATGATACACAAACTCTTATGAATGGTTTTATGAGAATGGCAGTAGATAATGCTGTATTATCAGGAAACTTATTAATAGAAGTAGATGAAACAAACTTAGTTCCGGGTCAAGACTTATCTGTATATCCGGGAAAGATATTTAGAAGACAAGGTGGTGCTCCGGGTCAAGCTATATTTGGAACTAAGTTCCCTAACGTATCAAATGAGAATATGCAGTTGTTTGATAAAGCAAGACAGTTAGCAGATGAAAGCACAGGACTACCATCTTTTGCACACGGACAGACAGGTGTATCAGGTGTAGGAAGAACTGCATCAGGTATATCCATGTTGATGAATGCTGCAAGTGGTAGTATAAAAACTGTAATTAAAAACTTAGATGACTATTTACTTAAACCTTTAGGTGAAGGCTTATTTAGATTTAATATGCAGTTTAATTTTAATCCTGAAATAAAAGGTGACTTAGAAGTTATTGCACGTGGAACAGAAAGTTTGATGGCTAATGAAGTACGTAGTCAAAGACTAATGCAATTTTTACAGACTGCATCTAATCCTTCTCTTGCTCCATTTGCTAAGTTTAATTATATTATAAGAGAAATAGCAAAAGCTATGGACTTAGACCCTGCCAAAGTTACTAATAATATGGATGAGGTTGTACTACAAGCTGAACTGTTAAAACAGTTTCAAGCAGCACAACCACAACAACCACAACCACCTGCAGGAGCTAATCCTGCTGACCCAACAGGAGCAGGTGGTGGAACTATAGGTACAGGACAAGTACCGACCCCGGGTGAGCAAGGATTTACAGGAGTAGGACAAGGTGGACAAGCAAATACTCAGCAACCTCAAGCCACTGGTCAACCACCAGTTACACCTCAATAATTATATAGATAGCTTAATTGAGTCACATCATAGAGCTATTGAACAGGCAGATGATGTTGTTGTAATACATAGGACTCAAGGAGCTATAGCGGCTTTGAGAAGACTAAAATTTCTTAGAGAAGAGGTATTAGGAAAAGATGAACAAAAATAAAATGCAAGAGCAAATGGATTTATTTGGTGGTCTCAAAGATGAGGGTGGCAAGATAGATAGAAAGTCTGGTAACAAAGTTCCTATAGGTTCAACTAAGAAAGAAGTAAGAGATGATATACCTGCACAATTAAGTGAAGGTGAATTTGTTTTACCTGCAGATGTTGTAAGATATCATGGTTTAGAAAAACTAATGAAGCTAAGACAACAAGCAAAAGGTGGACTAAAAACTATGGATAAGATGGGTCAGATGGGTAACGCTAATGAGGCTATATTACCTGATGATATGCCATTTAGACCTGAGTTTCAACAAGGTGGTGCAGTACAAGCACCTAACATACAAGCACCTCAAGTATTACAAAGTAATCCTGTTCCGGGATTTCAAGGAGCACAAACTCAGGGTGTTCAGTTTAATCCTGCACAAGCACAACAACAAATACAATCTGCATTCGCAGCACCTCAACAAGCTGTGCAAATACCTTTTGCTCAACAATATAGAACACCTGCATACACTCCACCTTCTTATCAAGAACCTATTTCATTTAAGGATTACATAGGTGCAGAGTTTGGGCAATTACAAAAAACAGAAACAAAAAAATTTGTTAATGAACAAGGCGAAGAATTATATATACCATTCGTAAATGGCAAACCTATATATCCAATACCTGCAGGATACACAGAATTTAAAGAAGAAGCTGCTAAACCTGAACCTGATAGACCTACTACTCCTACAACTAGAGTAAGAGATGATAGTGATTCAGGCAGTGATGATACAGGAACAGGAATTAAAACTACTAGAGTTTCTAAAATAGCATCTGATGCAGCAGGTGGTCAAAAAAGTTTAAAAGATTTTTTTACTACAGGCACAGGTAAAAGTATAGCAGGTTCTGTTCTTGGTATGTCTATGCTAGGACCTGTAGGTGCTATTATAGGTGGTTTATTAGGTAAATCATTAACAGATAATAAACAAGAACTTGCTCAACAAATGGGTGCTATTCCGGGAACAACTGCTCCTATAGGACCTGAAAGAGATTTTGAAAAGCTATCACAAGAGGCTTATGGTAAAAATATTGCTGATACGTCTACTATGTTAGGTGGTGTTACTCCGACTTTTAGTTACGGATACAATCCGGGTTTTGTTGACGTTGTTACAGGTGGCACATTTAATGCTGCAGGTATAGCAGTTGATGAAAATGGGAATATGGCAACACAAAATGGTGTGCCAAGTTATGCAAGTTTTAGTGACTTTGTAAATGCTATGGACATAGCATCAAAAGTAGGATATTATGGAGGTCCTGTATCTAAAGATGAATATAATAATATGTCTCCAAAAGGTAAAGACTTGTATGATGAGTACGCTACTAATTTAAATATAAATAGTTATGGAACTAAAGACCCTGATGTAGAAGATATATCTACTGATGTGGATACTACACCTAGTCCTACAGACCCAAGTGGTATTGACTTTGGTGTGTCAGACCCACCATCAGACCAAGGTGGTGGCACATATGTAGATGAAATAACAGATGATAGAGATGATGAGCCTGTAGATGACAGCACTGATTTAGGTTCTACATATTCTGATGACACAGTAGGTGATGACAGCACTTCATATTCTGATGACCCAGCTTCTACAGATGGTGGCTACAGTGATAGTGGTTATAGTGATACTGTTGATACAGGAGGATTTAAACAAGGTGGACTTGCTAGTAAAAAATCTAAAAAAGTTAAGAAGATGAAGCGAGGTGGGTTAGCTTCACGTAAATAACCCACAATAGTTGGCTACTTATCCCCCAGCAATATTTGGCTACGATAACCCCAAGGAGAAAATAAAATGGTTGAACAAGCACAAGAAATGGTGGTAGATGCTACACCAAAGAAAACAGCATTTATGGACAAGCGTTCTACTCATGCCGATAGAATTAAAAAAGATGAGGAAGAACTAGAACTGTTAAAGAAACAAGCTCAAGGTGAAACTGAAGAATCTGTTACAGAAGAGAAAGCAGAGAATGAGGAAGAACCGAAGAACGCTGAAGAAAGAACTTTCAAAAAGCGTTACGGAGATTTACGAAGACACTCCCAAGAAAAAGAAAAGCAGTTTCAAAAACAACTTGATGAATTAAAAGCTCAGTTAGAAAAATCTACTAAGAAAGAAATTAAGTTACCGAAGACAGAAGCTGAGATAGAAGAATGGGCAAAAGAATATCCTGATGTAGCAGGAATAGTAGAAACAATCGCTATCAAGAAAGCAAAAGAACAATCTGATGCTTTAGAAAAAAGAATAAAAGAGATTGATGAACTAAATGCTCAAGCGACAAAAGAAAGAGCAGAGGTAGAATTACTACGTATTCACCCTGACTTTGCAGAGATTAGAGAAAGTGATGACTTTCATGAGTGGGCAGACGAACAGCCTAAATGGGTACAGGATGCGTTATATGAGAATAGTGAGGATGCTAGGTCAGCATCAAGAGCCATTGACCTTTACAAGGCAGATAGAAATATTGGCAGAAAAGAAAAGGTCAATAGTAGCAAAGAAGCTGCTAAAGCAGTCTCAACAAAAACTCAAAAGACTGTTCCTGACGCTGAAAACAAAAACAGCGTAATTAGAGAGTCAGAAGTTCAAAAAATGACAGCAGACCAATATGACAAAAATGCTGATATGATTATGGAAGCAATACGTTCAGGAAACTTCATATATGATATATCAGGTTCTGCTAGATAAAAGTATTGACAAATAGTTATTTATGAATATAACTATATGTAACTAGGAGTGTGACCCCTTTT